GCAACTAAAGATTTAGAAGACATGCGCCAGTTGGTATCAAGCTGGCGTAATATTCAAACGGAAGTAGGTCGAACTGCCATTCGCCTCATAACGACAGGAATACTTGTCTTTATTGGAGCAGCGATTTGGCTAAGTGTGAAATCCAAGATTTAGATTGTTAGCTGAATTAGCAGCTGCCAATGCTGCTTTTTCAACAATTAAAAAGTTTGTTCAAAATGGCAAAGAAGTGTCAGATTTTCTTGCGCCACTTAAAAATTTAGTTGGTGCAGAAGAAGAATTAAAAGCTCGAGGCAATCGCAAAAAAAATGGAATTTTTTCTCGAGTTTTAGGAAAATCTGGCAATGATTTTGACGAGTTTATGGCTCTTCAAAAAATAGCTGAGCAACGTAAAGAATTAGAAAGCATGTGTCGGCTTTATGCAAAAAGTGGCACTTGGGATTCTTTCTTAGCGTTTGAAGCTAAAATGCGGGTTGCTCGCAAAAAAGAAGCCGAAGAACGGCAAAAGCAAATCACAACAATAATTCGTTATGTCACATGGGGTACTGTGACAGTTTTAAGCTCAGGCGGCATTGCTTTGCTGTATTTTTTCACTGAATTTTTAAGAGGTTTAAAATGACTATAGTTATGGAAAGAATCTTGGCGTGGAAAATTATGCCAAGACTAATGATGTTGGCTATGACAATCATGTATATCCGCGTCATTGAGTGGTTTATGTCGCTTCCGCAGGGTGAGGTTACAACGCAAGCTACAGCGCTTACAGCAACCGTTACAGGAGCCATGACAGGTGCTTTTGCCGTTTGGTTGGGGCATGAAAAATGATTGGTCAAATTATAGGCGCAGTTGGTGGGCTGGCAACAAGCTATCTCGACGGAAAAACAGCAATCCAAAAAGCTAATGCTGAAATTAAAATGAAGCAAGCAACTGGCGAAATGGATTGGGAGCAGTCAGCAATTGAAGCCAGCAAAGACAGCTGGAAAGATGAACTGTGGACAATTGTTTTTGTAGCAATATTGTGCGCCAATTTTATACCAAGCTGGCAAGACGCGATGCGCGTTGGTTTTGACAATTTATCTAACTGTCCGATGTGGGTGCAATGGGGAATGTACGCTTCAATAGCTGCAAGTTTTGGAATCCGCACTATGAAAGGATTAAAGAAATGAAACAAAATTTTGATAAATGTTTAAAACTGCTTCTTCATCACGAAGGAGGATATGTTCACCATCCAGAAGATCCTGGTGGTGAAACAAATCTTGGAGTTACACGCGCTGTTTTTGAGCAATGGAAAGGTAGCCAAGTAGTAGATGGAGAAATGAAAGGTTTAACCGCAGAAGATGTGGCGCCTATTTACAAAAAAAATTATTGGGATCGAGTGCGCGGAGATGATCTTGAAAGCGGTTTGGATTGGTGTGCCTTTGATTGGGCTGTTAATTCCGGCAGCGGTAGAGTGAGCAAAGTTATTCAAAGATTTGTGTCTGCTAAAGCTGATGGCGCGATTGGGCCGAAAACTTTACAAGCTATTTCCAATCATGATGCGGGTGACATAATTGAATATGTGTATCAACAGCGTCAGAAATTTTACGAAAAGTTAAAAACTTTTGAGCATTTTGGCAAAGGATGGACACGCCGTAATCAAGAAACCTTAAAAACGGCGCTTGAAATGTACCATCACAAATGATTAATTTTTTGGACTATTTTATCTACAATTGAATGTTTTAAATTAAGCATTGCAGCAATTTCGTAGTTTTTAAAGTTTTTTTTAAGCCAAAATCTTACATCATTTTCTTGTTTAAAAGATTTAGTGCTTAGACGTTGATAATTTGTTTGATCTGCAAAATACGGACGTCTGTTATGCCAATGAATATTATATCTGCGAATGTAACTTCCAAACTGACGATAACTTAATCCGCAAATTTCAGCGGCTTGAGCTCGAGTAATTTTAAAGGCGTTTAAAGATTCAAAATAGGATTTTTTTTCTTCAAACTGACGTTGTTTAAATTTTTCGTATGACGGTATGTCGTGTAATTCAATCATAGTGTCCTCTGATATTTTAAGAACAAATAAAAGACGCCGCATATAGCAAAAACTACGGCAATTGCCGGAGATGCCATTGTTGATACGCCAAGAACATAGCCAACAGTAAAAGGCGTAAAATCACTTAAGAGTTTTGGTGCTTTTATTTGCATAGGTTTTCCTCATTGGCAGAATGACGAGGTTTGTGGGATCTGAATTTACAAGCATCGCCGCAGATAATTGTTCGCGGCGACACTTTTGCAAAAGATTACACCGTTTTGGTGTATCGCAGCTTTTACAATTCAAAACGGAATATCATCTTTTACTTGATGAATTGGTTCTGATTGCGGTGCTTCTGAGTCAGCAGTTTGCTGTTTTTCAGAAACATTTAACGACATGTAGTGCATACCGTCTTTTTCTTTGACCCACGCAGCCATTCTTAAACTTGGATGCGTGTCGATGGGCCCAGAAAATTGAGGCGCTTTTTCATTGCCTTTTTGATCGTTGTTAAAAAGAACACCCATACGGGCATAAACAACGCGAACAGGATCGCCGCCTTTAGATAAACTTTCTTTAACAGTAATGATTTTATAATCAGTACCTTCGATGTTTAATTTGCCAGCGCCAGCAAATTTCTGATCTTCATATGGTTTATAAACCACACCGCTATTTGTGTTGTCGTATTCAGTCATTAAAGACCTCCATTAGCGTGTTGTTGAGGGGGTTGAGATTTAATTTTAGGAGAAGACGTTTGAACGGTGGCATTGCCATCGTCATCTTCTGGGGCAAGACCCATCAACGAGATTAAACCGTATCGACGCGCATAAGTAATTGCGCTGCCAAGCGCTTGCATGTCAGTTTTTGATAAACTGAGATAAACTTTTGAAGAAAAAGCAGCATCGTCAAAATGCTGCAATTTTGTTTCGACAAAACTGCCATGTTCATCTTTGCCGACAGTTTGTAATACAGCAAAGCCGTTGTCATGCAGAGCAAATTTACAAGCATCAAGAACAGATTGTAGATCTGCGTATTTAGATTTGTGAAACGGATTTACAGAGTTTTTAACAACTTTGTCGCAATTTTTTTGGGCAGATATAAGCGATTCAACTGCGTTAGATTTTTTAGTCATTCTGCTGCCTCCTGATGGGAGGTAAGCGCTTGAAGTAGTTCATCAGCTATTGCGTGTTTTTGTTCATCAAATTCAGCAATTGCTTTATCAAGAGATTGCAAATAATTATAAAAATTATAGAACAAATCAGAAGGCAAATCGCTATACATATACATGTTTGGGCCAACCATTGCCTCAAAGGTTGCTTTAAGAGCTAAAGATTGGGTGTGGATTTGCTTGAGTTGAATATCAAGATTTTCTTTGGATTTATTGTCTGCAACTGATTTAACCCAGTCACATGCAGTTTGATCAAGAATTGTAAGTTTAAGCATCTGATGACTCCTTGTTATGCTTAATTAAAATTGCGCCACGCGCATTGCGTTTAAGCGTTAATTTTGGGTGATAAAGCTCAGCTTCGGACGCGCTCATTAAAGCTTTGAGTTCGTCTTTAGCTTTGTTAAATGTTACGGCTGCGGGCTGATTGATGATGTATTTATCAACAAGCTCTTGAGCATGATTGGAATGCTCGAGCGAGCGCCGCGTCATGCCGTTAATTTTAATTTGATCTGTGTGAGATCGCTTTTCTTCGACGGGTTTATACCCATGTGGCGGGGATCGGCTTTCAACCAATCGCCAAAACTCGTCGCAGCGTTGTATATAAGTGTTTTGATAATCTTGATCGGCGTCAATCCAAGCGCGATCTGGTTCTTTGTTGCCAACGATAACAGATAAACAAGCAACACTTTTTTTAGTGCAAATCATGTGATGTTGAAGTTGCGGCATGTAAAATTCAGCAGCCTCTACAGCGCTTGAGAAGCGCATAGAATGCTTAACTTCCAAAACATAACGTGCATTACCAGCGACAAGTATTGCGTCTGTGTGTGCGCCAAGAGGCGTGCCATTATGTGTTGTTAATTTATAGAATTTTTGCTTGCCTGTGGCATGACATGGAAAATCATGTTGAGAAATGCGTTGAGTAGTCCACTCTATGTGAAAATCCTCAGTTGCAATGCCAAGTTGAACGGAAAAATTATCAGACAAATCATCAGGTTCACGAAGCCCTGTCTTTTTTTCAAACAAATCAGACCAGTTTGAATACATAATGTTTCGCGCATCTGACGAGCCGATATATTTTTGACGCATTTTATTTGTAACTGACAAGACGTTCCTCCAATTTGTTGACTAAAATTTGACGAAGAAATGCCATGTCACCAAGCAGTGCATCGAGTTTCATTCTCAAATTTGAAAGAGTTGGAAACCAAGCATTGTTCGTCATTTGCTCTTGGCAAATGAATTGAATGCAAGGGATTGGATAATGACAAAGATTTTTAACATATGTCTGAAACAGAATTTCTAAATCTGTGTCAGATTGAATGAGCGATTGCCGCCGCGTAACAATAAAAAGTTCAAACAAAATTGCTTTGATATTTTTATGTGTTGTTGCGGTTTGTTCAGCAGTTAAAAAGTTTATTGCTTCAATAATCTTGTCATTGTGAAGACGTTTTTCGATGCAATAAGCTTGATGATTAATATGACACAGATGTTCAGTGTTTTTTTTTGTGTGAAATGACCTCATTTCTAACCAACTGTTGAGGCTTTGATATTTTTTAGCTTCAATCAAACAAAGTGCTGAATAAACTTTGTCGTTGATTGTTTTTTTGATAACCGATTTTGACATGACCAGTGGGTCTACGCTCAAGGATTGCTGAGATATTTGAGATGAAACTTGCGTCTCGGGAATTTGGTTCAATTGAGATTTCTCGTCCGTTGACGAATTTAATAAAGTCATGAGCGGCTTCCTCGCTGTCAAAATGATGATGGGGATAGGTTTCAGTTAAAATTTGCAGCGCTTCGCTGCTTGGAAACCAATCAAACGGAATTGAGACAAAACTTTTGTCTGGTAATTTTAAATTGAATTGCCAACCTTTGTGGCTTCGTTCAATTATTTTAGTTTTTATTAATTGATCTTGAACTCGACGCACTTGAGGTGCAGTCATTTTGCAGCTGAGTGCAATGCGTTCTGGAGAAGGATTGCAAATCCCAGTAACATCGTTTTGAAATGCAGCAAGCTCGTAAAGAACAAGTTTTTGCAACGGCGTAAAACAATTTAATTCGTTAATAATTTTAAACATTTGGAACGACATATTTAGCGTCCACCTTTTCAATATTTGTTATTTTTATAGTCCAACGATTCTTGTTGGTTTTAAGCTTGCGCCAGCCGTGGACTTCGATGGAAAATCCAACGGCCAGCGCAAGACACGCGCGCGGCTCTGCATTAATTTTGCGAATGCGGGAAGACCATCCCGTCGAAGTGACTTGAACAAGTAAAGGAGAAGAACCTTGTTTCAGACACAAAAGGTCGGCAAAGCCAAATAAGTCTTGTCGAACTTTGGTAAATGGAGAAAACCGTTCGACTATTTCGCAATGCCATCCGTTATTTCGCAAATATTTGAGGCTGCGCTGTGTGGGACTTACCACTCTCGATACGATGTGGTTTGTTTTGCTAAATTATCGTGCAAAACTTTAATACGATCTTTTAGCTTTATATTTTCTTCCTGATATTTGAGGTTGTCTAACTTCAAGACTGTGATTTCGTCTTGCAAACGTTCAACGTCTTCTCGACGTGGGTTTCTCAAATTAAAAAGTTCTTCGCCTTTGGGATCTGAAAGATTAATTCGAGATCTTGGCGGTTTAACTGCCTCACTTATTTTAAACGGTTTTTTGGATACAGATGTATCGGTCATTGTAAGCTCCTTTTGAGTTTACAGATTAATGGTAAGTAATTGATATTTTTGGCCGTAAACTTAAGATAGTTTACAGAAAAACTGTTTGTAAACAGTTAATTTGTTCGGTTTTGGGTACCGTAGGTCGCAAGTTCGAATCTTGCCGTCCCGACCATTGATTTTATTGACTTTTTTCTGTTTTAAAAAAATAAAAAAAAGTTGGGTTTACACCTCAGTTTACAGAAAAAACAACAAATCTCGCAGTTGAGGCGTGTCATACAGGCCCAGCGTAGCGGCCTGTTGACAGGAATCAATCAGAGATTATTTACGTTTCTGATGCTTTCTTACATATACAGCGTTTTGTTTGTAAATTTCATTTGGGTCTTCTTGATAGGTTGAAAACATCTCATGAGCTTTTTGAATTGCTGAGTTACGATCAATTGATGTAACCACAATACTTTTAGTAACAATTGCCATGATTTTTACCTTGTAAGTTTCTACTGGCTCGTAAGGTTTTGCGTTAAGCAAACCTTTCATAATCGGGTTAGACATGTGGCTCCTTATCTGCAATTTCATCTAATCTGTTCATAAGAACAGCCAATGCAACGCCCCAATCTTTAAAAGACGCTTTTTCTGCTGCATCTTTAATATCTGTCCATCTACTAGGTCGAGTGTCAGGATTATAATGAGGTTGTGGCGCTTCTGCTGGCGTAGGTGATTGACCAACTTGACTGTTATTTAACCAATCTAACAAACCTTGTTTGTCTGTTGGTATTTCCACAGGATTAATAACGCCATGTAAACGTTTGGCATCTGATTGTGTGCCAGCCCAATTTCCGTTTCCGTCAAAATATAATTTCATGTGGCTCCTTCTAGGAGCCTACGCTCCTAATTAAACAAATCTGGTTGTTGAAGTTTAACAAGAACATCGTCGTTGTTCTCAGGATTGATTGAGCAATAAATCTCAATCATTTTTGCTGCGTGTTGAACTGACCAGCCCATGACAAGCGCAATTTCTTTTAAAGTTGCATTTGCTTTGAATAATCTCGTAGCAGCGGTGCCTCGAGCGTCATATAAATGCAAGTCTGCTCGAATTGACGTTTTCTTTTTCCATTTACCAACTGTCTGACCTAAAATATCAGAATTTTTAATACTCCCCCCCCTTGCTCCAACTAAAATCTGGATTTGATCGTTGGGAAGTGAGGAAATTAGGTCATGTAAACGGTTTGTAAGTGGAATGCTGACAACTTTGCCGCGTTTGCCAGTACGCAGCACAATTCTTTTGCCTGTTGAAGTAGTTTTTACATGCGCTTTGTTTAATTTTGCTAAATCGCCTGGTCGAAGTCCAGTTTCAGTAGCTACAATAAGAATATTAGCGACCCATTGCGGCGCGATTGCGCAAAATTCATCTATTTCAGCTTGTGTCCAAACTATTTCAGACCGATCTACTTTATATAGTTTTTTAATTTTTTGCAGATGGTGCTGAACTAAGTAACCTCGATCTAATGCCCAAGTCACAATGGCAGCTAAATGAGATAGCCTAGCATCAGCCGTGCGTTTGGAGCGCTTTGCAAGTTCATCGCGCCATGCATATGATGTTTTGCGGATGCGGTAATCGTTAAACGCTTGCAAGGGAGCGTTGCCAAATTTGGCATCAATCCCGTCGATATGTTTAATGCTTCCATCAATATCCTGTCGAGTGCGTTCTGCCAGACCTTTAAATTCTGGAGATTTTAAATACGCAATAATAATTTCTCGAAAGAGATTTTTACTTGGCAACAAATCGCCCAAAGCTTCTTTATATAACGCGAAATAAGCAGGGCCATTTTTTTCAACTAAATCAGAACAAGCCCAAAAACGTGGGCCCCCGCGTTCAATATAATGGTATTCTGCAATTTTACCGTTTCTAAGAGTTTTTTTAACTCTATGGATATGTTTAATCGCGATCCTCGTCATTTTCCTCAAACCACAAGTTTACTTCGGAGTCAGAAATATTAGAGTTTTTATCAGAAAAAACAATTGTTACAACTTCTTCTTGTTTTTTCTTTTGGTAAGTTATTTTTGCATCTTCAATAAGTTTTTGATCACCTAAAATATCTAGTAGTAGTCTCAATATTGGCATGACTACTCCTAAAAGGTGTAAACTGACCCGACAATCTTAACAGAATCAGTCAAACATTTTTTATACAAGTATGCAATAATATATCGTACATTTATGAGACTTACCTTTTAAAAGTCCATAAAATAACACTTCTTCCATAACTGCCAATAATTCGATCACCTGTGTCACGGATTCTTTGATTGTTATGTAATTCTGAAATTCTAGGCTGAACCTCACGGTATGTAAGCCGTAAATTAGAAGCAATTTGCTCAGTTGTTTGTGGGCTATTATGCTTCATATAAGATAATATTCTGTGACGAATTGTCGTTGCAGAATTGCGTACTGAATGAGCAGCTAAGCGGCTTGTGTCGCTACGCTGCCATCCAATTCCTCCATTGGCATATGGCATTTTACTATCTCCTTGATCCAAGTAATTGCGTCTGCTGCATCTCGAGCAGCTTTAAAAATTTCAGTTGGATGATCTTCAAGCAGCTCAACCCAATGTTTAATGTAAGCTGCGTTATTAATGTCTGGCTCTTTGGTTATTCCGAACCAGACGGCAAGTTGCGCACTTCCGAGTTCTGCGACGAGTTCTTCTCGCGCCCTTTGTTTTTCAATGTAATGATAGTCAGCATAACATTGTCGAGCGCAGCGATCAGCAACGCCAGTAGCGTGTATAAATTCGTGAAGAAGGACTGAATAATAACCCAAATCAGTTTTAAACTTTTCAATGGAAGGGATATTAATGCTATCATCGGCTTTACGATAAAAAGCTGAATTAGCTTCTTTAACCTGTATTCCACATTTGCTGATAAAATTATCAATGTCGCTAAAACGCTGCGTTTCAACCCGAATATCGGCTTCGGGTAATTTGATAAAATCTTCACAATTTTCAGCCGTAAGACTGAGTTGATCGAGGTTAAAGACATTATACCATTTAAGACCGCTCCAAAGATTTTTGCCATTTGATTCACTTTCTAGTTCTTCTTTAGGTTTGTAATAAAAAATAGGTGTGGCTTTGCATGCTTTGAACGATATGCCGCGCCGTTTGCACTCAGCGGCAGTAATCCAACGCGGATCTGTCCAGCCAAAGTTAAGTGCATTAAGAGATGTCATTAAGACATTAGTGCCAGTGTATTGATGGCCAGTAACCGCGTTACAATTTGGCAAAGGTGAAATCCATTCTTTTGTCCAATTAAGGCCATCTTTTTTCATAAGACGAATGATTGTTTCAGCGCATTGATGTGCAATGCGTTGTGGATAAGGAACAAATTGATCAGTCATTATATCTCCCAGATGTAGCGCTTGCCGTGCTTTTGCAACGGCAGCAACTATTGATATTGTTTGGTTATTTTGTAGAAAACGCCAGCAATTATTTTACCGTTTCAGGTTAACTGAGGGTAGGTATCTGGCGTCTTCGGTGAAGTGTTTAAGGCTCGCTACTTAAAGCTATGAATAGCCATGCTAGGAGCAAGATCGCCCCTAGCAAGTCCGACATTTTAGGGGCCGGAATCATCCCGTTTTTCTATCAAACATTGCATTGTCGTAATCGTTGATAGTGTATCCTTGACCGTCAAGAATATCATCGTTGATTGTACCATTAGCAATGTCAATTTCATCGTTCTCAGTGGTGCTAACACCGTCTGTGAACCGTGGATCTTGTTTGTAATTTGGCTGCGGGATTGCATCCAAATAAGCTTGAACCTGATTTGCAACAGGCTCTATCTTTTTGTCACTGTCAGCCATCAATTCAGCTATAAGATCAGCGTTTTCAGCATCAGCTATAGCAAGACGTTGTTCCTGACGTTCATCCATTTTGGTGTTTTCAGTTTTAAGTTTCGGTGAATTATCCCGATACTCAGGTGCTTGGATGTCAAATGTCTCGCCAGTTACGTCCTTGTAAACAGTGACAGCAGCACCAAGTAACCGCTCCATTTCGTTAAGAGCAAACTCAACGTTTTTGCGGTACTTGGTGGCACGTTCATAAGCGTAACCACCTTTAACACTTTCACGCTGGCGATAAGCTGCTTTTAATTCCTCTTTACGCTGTTCATGTCTAACAGCTAGGCTATTACGCTGGTAATTAATGCCTTTACATAAAGACATTGCAAAACCTTTTTGCTCAAACTGTACGCGATTGCCCATAACCTCACGGCGTTCATCGCTATCCCATACATTGCCTTCGAACGAAAAGTTCATAACCAAAGAACGAATAAGCATTTCATTGTCGGGGTTTGACAACTGATTGCATTCTACATTTAAAACTTCATTTTCAGCTGTAAGACGAGTAATTTCTTTTTCCATTTGATCTTTTGTAAGTTTAGTCATTTTATTTTCTCCATTTTAAAACAAAAAACGGCCCATCAGAGCGATGAGCCGTGTCAACCCCTTCAGGGGTTTACTCGGTGAAGAGCCTGATAAGGCCACTTCAAAATTCTATTTCTTCCCACTCCTCTATTTTTAAGGATACTTTGGTGCTTGGAAGCTTAACGGCTTTGTTAAAGACAAGAGGAACATTGTAATCATGCTCCTCATCCAAGTACCAATATTCTAATTGGTCGATAACCGCGTCGAGATCGGTGAAAGCTTTTGAATGATAATTAGTCATTTTCAGCCTCCAATCCTGTCCAGTTTGAATATCCTGATCCATCGCCAAAAGTTGTTGTCCATTTTTCAGGAGTAATGCCTGACAATAGAAACTCACGCTGTTCTGTTGTAAGATTAGGAAATGCGTCTTGAACATTTACAGTGCCAGTGCAGTATTGCTGCAAAGCTTCAAAAGTTATGGAAAAATCCATACTGCTTACACTGTCATCTAATATACAGTTTCGAGTAATTGATATATTGCCGTTGCAATCATCTAATACTACTAAAGTGCGACCTCTAGGATCTTGTAAAAAGTTAATCATAGTTCTCTCCTTTGGGTTAAAAAAATGTTCATAAGAACGTCCACAGGAGATACTTTGATAAATCACGGGTCATGCCCGAATCCAAAACACTCAAAGTGTAAATGATGCCAAGTCAACTCGTTTGACTTAGCGTCATTTCTTCTTCGGTTTTGGTTGAGTCGCGTCTAGCGAGCAGAAATGTAGCTAAAACTAAAAATGCATTTCGTGGGCCTTGAGGCAGCATGATTTACAAATGTATATAGTGACGCTGACAGAGCAAACTGCAAGTCATGCCGAATAAGATCCAAATTAATGTAGCGGCTTTAGTCCGCTCATTTGGATCGCGGCATAGCGGCCATAGCGGGGAGCGGCCGCGAGCTTGCTCGATTGATATTCGGGTTATTGGTTCGCTGGGGTAGGCTTAGCAGATATACAAGATGGCCTTTGAATCTTGTATGAACAAACTCGCCCCTCAATGGGGTGATTTGGTCAAATGACAGACACGCGGGATCGTTAATGCGTCAAGTGCAGTCTGGTTGTACGCGGTTGTACAACTGTTCCCGCAATGACCAGTGATCGAGTCTACAAGCTAACGTCTAAATAGTAATAACTAGAAATCCGCTCGTTCCTTCACCAGCAACGGTCATTGTCCATACTTAGTACGATTTATCGCAAATAACCCCATCTGTTGCATAGAAACACAATTGACACGATGATTCGACAAGCTCACGCTATTCTCTATCGGGGGTTTGGGGGGCGGTAGCCCACACCATTGATTGCCAAAGATGAAGATTGAAGATGACCAACAAATCGCACCGACGCGGCACATGATTTGCTCAATGATATGGACATAAACTCGACGTGAATGATCTTATTTCTGCCAATGAAGTATCCCCAATAACATTACCTGATGGCACCGAACTAGACGCCAGACAGACGCACGCGGTTATGCTACGTGCAACAAGCACACTCGACATCGAGAATATTGCAGAACAAGCAGGTTATTCTGGAAGATCAACATGTTCGCACTTCCTAAGAAGCAATAAAGGGAGAGCAGGGTTACAAGTGGCAATTAGGCAACACTTGCTTGACGGAGCCAGAGTAGGCTTACAGACCATGCTGAACCTCGCCACGTCTGCACGAAGCGAGAACGTTAGGCAGTTAGCAGCAGCGGACTTGTTAGACAGGGCTGGGTACAACAGCCAAGAGGTACAGGCTGCAAGCAGTGATACATCAGGGCGTGAAGTAAACATCTCAATTAATCTTAACACGAGTGACACTAGCCTAGTGATAGAAGGTGAAGCGGAAAGTTTGCAGCAAATTCCCGTTAGCAATGAGGTGGTACAGGGGGGGTCGGGGGAAAAACGATGAAGCGATACCCTAGTGACCCGACCAGCACGTATAAAATGCAGCCTCAGAGTTATTTGTGTTTTGTTTGCTCTGAGCCAGCGCCATTTGGGATTGGTTATGGCGGGATTGTGTCCGAGATACCTGAGCATCGCAGGGGAAGGATGTGGGTATGTTCTAAGCACGTTGAGATTGCTGAACAGCGGCGTGATGCTGCGCGATTATCTGATAGTCCATTTGCGAGGGTTGGATGAGTTTTTTTGAGCGAGTTAAGCCAAGGACTGTGCCTAGTATTGTGCCTCCCAAGCCTACGCCTGTTTCATTGCGTGGGGATCGTATGTTAGTTTCTCGCAAAATAATTGAGAAGGAAATAGAGCCGCGCAAATCTGGTATTCAAAGCAGCGCAAAAGTAGATCGGGTTCCAAGAGGATGCTTGTTTAAAGTGAAAGGGGGATTTTTTGATTTAGACGGATACTGGTGTGTAAGAAAAGCCAAGCACGTAGTTAATGTAACGCGTGGTGCGCCTAAGAAAATAACTGCAACATTGTCGGATGCGCAGAAAAAGGAACTGCGCAGGGTTAGAAATAATGCTCTTAAAAACGGCCTTAGGTAAAAGAGCAACCAACCATTAAGGATGCACTGCCATGCACAAAGAATTAAAATTACAGGATAGATTAAGAGTGGCTAAACATTTCAATGCAGCATTTGAATTGCAGCCAGAACAGGTTGACTGGATAGACGCGGCATTAACGCAACTGCGTTCTAATAAAATAGAGCAGACATCAGCGGATGTAGCCTACCAGCAATTGATGTTAAAAAAAGCAGACAACAAACGCTTAAAACAACTCATTACCTTCTCAGCAATAAACGCTGCGTTTTTGTTTGCAGCAATAGGGGTAATTGTTTGGTTGATGTAAATTACACGCCTGACGGACAAACCATTGTGGATTTTATGTCCTCGAATGCTTTTGTGCGCGGCATACAAGGCCCGATTGGTTCGGGTAAATCTGTGTGCTGCGTTATAGAGTGTTTGCGTTTAATGCTTGGGCAAGAGCGATCTATAGATTTAAAAACAGGAAAGCGAACAGGGCCGCGCAAAGTTAGGGTGGGCGTTATTCGTAACACCACCCCGCAGCTGGAAACCACAACTATGAAAACGTGGTTGGATTGGTTGCCAGAAAATGACTTTGGGCCTGTTCGATGGAGGGCGCCGTTTCGCCAAACAATACGGGTTCCAGAAATAGATTTAGAAGCCGAGGTTTGGTTCTTGGCATTAGATCGTGATGAAGATGTGCGTAAGTTGCTCTCTTTTGAATTTACATATATTTGGTTAAATGAGGCGCGTGAATTATCCAGAGAAATTGTAACCGCAGCTATATCTCGCGTTAAGCGTTATCCTAGAATGATCGAAGGTGGCCCTACTCGATCCTGTGTGTTTATGGATACTAACGCGCCTCACGAAGAACATTGGTGGTCAATTATGTCTGGGCAAAGCGAGCCGCCAGATTGGATGACCGAAGATGACAGGCTGACTTTGTTAAAACCAGATAATTGGGAGTTTTTTCAGCAGCAGCCAGCCGTACATGACAGATACGGGCCAAGCGGAGAGTTAGTAGGGTATGACCTTAATCCTCTACGCGAAAACGCTAAATTCACGGATAACACTTATTATACAGATTTGCTGCAAGGCCAAACGCGGGATTGGATCAGGAATATGCTCCAAAACCAAATTGGACGCATATTCTCAGGTAGACCTGTTTATCGTGGCTTCTCAGAAAAAATGCACGTTGCTGCGGAGCCATTTGGACCAACAGAAGGCGATGCTATTCATATTGGTGTGGATTTTGGATTAACCCCTGCTGCCGCGTTTTGTCAGGATGTGTATGGCCAAGTGCGGGTAATAGATGAGCTTGTAACAAAAGATACCAACGCAAAGCAATTTGCCGATTTATTAGCCGCGCATATTCGAGAGCATTATTCCGAATATCAGATAATTATTACTGGCGATCCTCGAGGCGAAGACCGAGCTACAACTGATAGCGTAACGCCATACCAGATTTTTCGAGCAGCGGGGCTGGAGGTAACGCCAGCTTGGTCAAATGATCCAATTATTCGCGTAGGAGCTGTAGAAACGCAAATTAACTCTCTCATAGAGGGTAAGCCGGCATATTTTGTCTCTCCAAATTGCAAATTTATCGTCGGAGCCAAAAAGGGCGGCTATTGCTACCTAAAAGATCGAGAAGAAATTGATAAAAAATCTATTTACTCGCATATCTCTGATGCAGAGCAATACGCGCTTTTAAGGATGGGTTACGGCAAAAAACTAATTGGCAGAAATCCCAACGCAAAACCCAGTGTTCAAGCTTATCACAAACAATCTGTGTTTAATCGGGGTGGAGGAATGACTGCGAAACAGCGAAATCGACAGTCTATTCTTTCAAGAGGCCGATAGGGTTGCTTTTTAACTAGATAAAGCGCATTTTTTTACCAACAACACAATATATGGTGAAATTATGTGTGAACCTACAACTTTAGCCGTTATGGGAAGTTTGTTATTAGCAAACAATTCAGCAACCAGCCAAGCTAGAGCCGCTAAAGTAGAGCGGGCAAAAGAACAGGATCGAGTTAAAAAAATTTCGCAGCAAGAAAGAACTAAAAGCGATAATGCAGCTTTGGATCAGCGGAAAAAACAAAACGCAACTCGCAGAGCAGCAAGTTCAGGGCAATTAGGCGGCATGTTAGCAGGTGCAGGTAATTTTATGTCTGCTCGATCATTTTTCTCATGAGGTAATTAATGGACGTTAAGGCAATTATTAAACGGCGCGATGCTGCAAAAGCAGACCGTCAGCGCCTAGAAAATCTTTACGACGATTGCTTGCGTCTAACAATGCCAGCCAGACGCCGTTTTTATACTCAGCCTATCGACAACGCAGAGGATATATTTGACGAAACTGGCGCAAATGCTGTGGCCGAGTTTGTTTCCCGTATGCAAGCGGGGCTTTTGCCTCCCTTTACAGAATTTGTAAAACTTGATGCGTCTGCAATGGTTGAGCCGCGTGATGTAGCGGCTGTTAATAAAGATCTTGATGATATTAACAAATATTTGTTTGAGCAAATTTGGAACTCTAATTTTGCTCAAGAAACATCTGAATGCCTTTATGATATGGCTATATCTACTGGCATTATGCTTTTTGAAGAAGGCACAGGCGATAAAGCGTTTCATCACCGCGCCGTACCATTAACAGATGTTTATTTAGAGCGCGGGGCAGATGATACAGTTGGCGGCGTGTTTCGAGTTCAAAAAGTACCAGCCAAACATTTAAAGCATCGCTATCCCGATATGGATGAAAGCGAAGCTATGAAAACGTATTCGGATCTTAAAGAAGATTCCGAAAAAGAACTGGAAATTATTGAATATACTTATCGAGATTATTCAAGCGTCGAGATTGAGTGCTATTACCATATAGTTTTGTGCGAAACGCATAATGAAGTGTTGCAGGTTCGCAAACTGGAAGGCAAAGGTTCAAACCCGTTTATAGCATTTCGCTGGCAAACGGCTGCAGGGGAAACATGGGGGCGAGGCCCATTGTTAAACGCAATGGGCGCTATTCGCACAACCAACCTTATGGTTGAAATGATCCTTGAAAATGCGGCCATGTCTATCGTTGGAATGTACCAAACGGACAACGAAGGCACTGTAAACGCTGATAATATTTCATTATTACCAGGGACTATTATTACCAAAGAAATCGGTACACGCGGATTGGAGCCAATTACCGGCTCAACTGGTAATTTTAACATGCAAGATGTGGTGCTGGCCGATCAGCGCACAAACATTAAACGCGCATTGTTTAATGATATGTTGTCAGATCCTAATAAAACGCCAGCAACAGCTACAGAAGTAGCCGAGCGTATGGCCGATTTATCGCATCGAACATCCGCAGGGTTTGCGCGTGTGTTCTATGAGTTTATTCAGCCTTATATTTATAGAGCTTTGTATATTCTGGAAAAACGCGGCGATATAGAATTGCCTGTTATTAACGGCAAAGCCATACAGATCCGCGCCATTTCTCCGATTGCCATGTCACAAAATGGGCGTGATTTACAAAAGCTAATGCAAGATTATCAAATGCGGGCCCAAATGTACGGGCCGCAAGTTGCAACCTCAATGTATCAAATGGAGGAATTGCATCCTTGGTTAATTGATAAAATGGGTTTGGAAACCAAGCTGTTTAAATCAAGTAAAGAAATTGTGCAATCAATGGAGCAGCAAGCTCAACAAATGATGATGATGCAACAACAGGCGCAACAACCAGTATGAGCGAATATATTGAGCGGCGAATACGCGAGATTAAAGATCAA